GGAATTAACTGACCGTAAAAAGCTGGTGGATAAATTCAAATACGAAATCCCCGGTGCCCGATATCAGCCAGCAGTACGTCTGGGACGTTGGGATGGCAAAGTAGCATTTTTTCAGTTGGGTGGCAGCAGCTACATCAATCTGTTGCCAGAGATATTACCCATTGTGGACAACATGGGCTATGATATTGAAGTTCAGGATTTAAGAACCTATCGCACACAGTTTGAGTTTTTAGAATTTCACGAAGATACATTCAGCCATATCCAGTGGCCTGAAGGCCATCCTCAGGCTGGTCAACCCATCAAGTTCCGGGATTACCAGGTGGAGATCATCAACAACTTCCTGCAAAACCCACAGAGCATACAAGAGATTGCCACAGGTGCTGGCAAGACCATCATGACGGCTGCACTGAGCAAAAGCGTGGAGTCCTATGGTCGCAGTATCATTATTGTGCCCAACAAGAGTCTGGTGACACAGACCGAGGCAGACTACATCAACATGGGACTGGATGTGGGTGTGTATTTTGGCGACAGAAAGGAATACGGACGTCAGCATACCATCTGCACCTGGCAGAGTCTAAACATACTGCTAAAGAAGACTCAGAATGATGAAACTGAAGTTACCATTGGTGAATTTATTGAAGATGTGGTGCTGGTCATGGTGGACGAAGTTCACATGGCCAAAGCCGACGCACTCAAGACATTGTTAACTGGTGTGTTTGCTCATGTGCCCATACGTTGGGGGTTGACCGGCACAGTGCCCAAGGAAAAATACGAGCAGGTTAGTATATTTTGTAGTCTGGGGTCTGTGGTGGGACAACTCAGTGCAAGTGAATTACAAGAAGGTGGCCACCTGGCTCAATGTCATGTAAATATAGTACAGTTAGCCGATTATGTGGAATACAAAGAGTATCAGACTGAACTCAAGTACCTTACTGAAAACGCCGAGCGTCTAGATTACATTGCACAATTAGTGGATAAAATTAAAGATTCCGGTAATACCCTAGTATTGATCGACCGCATTGCCACGGGCCGACTGCTTCTAGAGAGATTGCCAAATGCTGTATTTGTATCGGGTTCCACCAAGGCCCAAAACCGAAAAGACGAGTACGATGAAATTGCCACCAGTACTGACAAGATTATTGTGGCGACTTACGGTGTGGCCGCTGTGGGTATTAATATTCCTAGGATTTTTAATCTGGTTCTTCTGGAGCCCGGAAAGAGCTTTGTCCGAGTTATACAATCAATTGGGCGGGGCATTAGAAAAGCTGAAGATAAAGACTTCGTCCAAATCTGGGACATAACCAGTACCTGCAAGTTCGCAAAAAGACATTTAACCAAACGCAAGGCTTTCTATAAAGAAGCCAACTACCCCTTCACCGTGGAAAAAACAGACTGGCAATGAGAATACTTACCCTAGAAAACCGCAGTTACGAGATGAACGAAATCCCCAACGAGATTGATGAACTCAATTTCTGTGTGCTGGATAATAGCAACCCCAAAGAGCCTGACTACTTCTTTATTCCACTGATTTTTATGGAATCGTTTAATAGTCCTGCCCTGGTGCTAAGAATTGGCGACAACATCATCAAGATGCCAGTGGATTGGCAATTACTGATTGGTGAAAAGGACGTAGGTGACCTGGAAGTGGTTCCACTGACCAGCATCAATGATCGTGGATTTAGTGCCTTTGCATTTAACCCACGTGGCAGCTTCCGTCCAGACTTTTATCCAGTGGAGATTGTGGACATCTATCAGGATGTCAAATGGTATTTCCCCAAATTAAAGCCGGGACAGATGCTGGCAGTACCGTTGGAGGCCAACGTGGACAACCCCATGTGTGCTTATTTTGTTAAAGATATCAGTCGTCAGAGTGAAGTAGTTAACTACAATTTGGTGTGGTGATGATGGTCAAAAAGATTACTGAAGTCACAATATATGAAAGCCCAGACGGTGGTAAAACCGTGTACAGTAGAACCAATGGCAGTCCCATGCGAAAACTGCATTCTGTCAGTAGTGATTTAGAAACCGAGATGGATCGTGTCCAGCGTGAAGCTCAGTGGATGGCTATACTGAAATTGAGTGAGCGTAGTCCTGCTTTACAAGAAGCCATTGATCGTGTTATAGTGTTATACGAGCTACAGAAAGGTGAGGGTGATGATCCCACCATGTGGCATCCAGTATGACAGAATATCCAGAGGATGGTCGAGGAGACACACTGGACCATCGTGATCTTAGAAGTAATTTGAGAGAAGCGCAGAAATGGTATAATATCAAGTTGGCTGCTAAGACCGATCCAGTACTTAAAGATGCTATGGATCAACTTGTTGTTTTATATGAACTTAGGAAACCATTATGAGCAATGAAGAAAATAAGTTAGCACACGGTCGCCGCATTCAACAAAAGAATAGGCATATCGCTCGCCAGGTTCGTATCAGACAAGCACATGGATTTAACCGATTAAATGATGTCACTGCACCAGGTGGACAAGTGGAAGCAAACCCACATCGTTATCATAAAGTAAGCGGCGTGACCTGCGGTAGCAGCAGATGTATGATGTGTGGAAACCCACGTAAGTTTTTTAAAGAACTTACCATGCAGGAAAAACGTCAGATGCAGGACGCAGAGCATGTTCGTAACAGACACAGCAACGGAAAAATCCCAGAAGATGAGTGATAAATTAAGCATTGGTAATGAAATGCGACAGTTCGATTTAAAGAACCGTGACTTTTGCGACAGTCTGGATGATCAGGAAATTAAAAAATTCAGTCCATTCCTGATGATTCGCTGGGGCGCCACTGTGCGTGGCCCTGCTGATCTTCAGGCATACTATCTAATGAGTGTCAATGAAAATCTCAATAAACATTTCTTTGACATCAGTGCCACACATCATAAAAAACTACAGTGGTTATTGGCCACAACTGTGAGTCCTGGTATGGGTGTTCAGCGACATGACTGGCTGGCGGCCAAGAAGAAAGAAACTGGCAACAACAAAGTTGAAAAATTCCTGTTCCAGATATTCCCCAATCGCAAGCCAGATGAGATTCAGCTGATGGCTCAGATCAATACCAAAGATGAACTAAAACAAATGGCCCGTGAACTGGGCTGGGACGATAAAAAGATCAAAGAGTATCTATGACGTTTGTTTGTCGCTATTGCACCAAGGATTTCAAACGCGAATCCACCCTGACGGCTCACATGTGTGAGCCAAAACGTCGTTGGCAGCAGGAAAAAGAATCCTGGGTGCAACTGGGTCTCAAGGCATATCTACGCTTCTATGAGATAACACAGGGTAGTGCCCGACTCAAAAGCTACGAAGATTTCGTGGTTAGTCCCTACTATAAAGCATTTGTGAAGTTTGGCAGCTATTGTCAACAGATACGATGCATTAACTTTAGTAACTATCTGGATTGGCTGCTTAAAAATAACCGGAAGCTGGACAACTGGACCAGTGATAAGTTATACGCTGAATGGTTACCAGGTTACATACAGAAAGAAGCACCACAAGATGCTCTGGAACGTGCCCTGAAGGAAATGCAGGATTATGCTGATGACCATCCTGAACTTAAGAATGGATTCATTGATTACTTTCGATATGGCAACGTCAATCGTGTATGTTATCACATCAGCACTGGTCGTATCAGTCCCTGGATAGTGTATAATTGTGACTCGGGTATAACTTTTTTGGATGAGTTGTCATCAGAACATGTGATGATGGTATTGCCCTGGATTGATCCCGATTATTGGCAGCGCAAGTTCAAGGACTACATGGCAGATGCTGAGTGGGTCAAAGACATATTACAGACGGCAGGGTTATGAAATTTTCATCAGACATTGATATAGACTTTCCCAACAGAGACCAGGCCCTGGCACATTTACGCCACCATCCTGCTGGAATTCAGCGTGATGGGCAACTGATCCGGCACAATACTGGCATTTACACCACTCGAATACCCACTGATCCTTTTACTGGGGTCGCCAGTATAGATCATCACGATGCTGAAAATCGTGGATACATCAAGCTGGACTTTCTGAACGTCAGTTTGTATCAGCGTGTTCAGTCTGAAGAGCATTTGGCTCAGCTGACTAATCAGGAACCAGAATGGGATAGATTGTACGATCCAGAATTCTGTGCGCAGTTAATACACATCGGCAATCATTATGATACACTGATTCGGATGCCTGAAGCAGTTAACAGCATACCCAGAATGGCTATGTTTTTGAGTGTGATTCGTCCGGCGAAACGGCATTTAATTGGAAAACCCTGGACCGAAGTAGCCTCTACGGTCTGGGATCGCCCTTCTGACGATAGTTACTACTTTAAGAAAAGCCACGCTGTGGCCTATGCACACCTGGTGGTAATCAATATGAACTTACTAAACAACCGGAATTTAGTATGAAATCTAATGAAAAACTATGGGTGTTTGGTTGCAGTCACGGAAGCAGGGATTACAATCTAGATGAGTCACAGCCAAGTTGGCCAGAAATAGTAGCTGAGCAATATCATCTGGAGTTGCACAATCACTGTCGGTCAGGATACAGTAACGATGAAATTTTCAGATCAATCCTACGGCATCGCGTTGATTTTCGTCCGGAAGATATGGTCATAATACAGTTTACTCATCCCGAGCGAGTGGTACACGCTGGACTTACTATGCAACCCTCAGATTCTGGATGTGAGCAGTGGTATAAAACTGTAAATTCAGATGATTTTTATTATAATAAGTTTATACAGACGGTGGCTGCATGTCGCAATATATTATGTGGTTTTGATTATTATTATGGTTATGTTGACCCGACATTGCTGATTCAACAGTTTTCTGAACCAGTGATTAAATCATTGGTTATGCCCCGGGCAGTATTGTATCCCAAGTTGATTTTGCATAAAGGCTTTGATCTGGGGCTAGATGGTAGACACCTGTCAGCAACTGGAAATCGGCAATTGGCATCACACTGGATTCAATACTTGAACAATGTTAGGGGACGCGACGCACCAGCGTAATACTGCGGCGTTTGCTGCGCTTCATGGCCATGTCTTTCAGGTTAACCTGATGGCCCACTTTGATATCCACATCCTTGCTGTTCATTGTTTTCACACAAAACTTGAAGGCTGCCCAGTCGTTCTTTAAGAACACATTGATGGGTATAATCCTATTGCTCTCCCACCACCAGGTTTCCCCCAATTCTAAGAATCGTTGCTTCTGTTCTGGTGTTTTTAAGCTGGCATAGTCGTAGATCGTTGTGATCTGCTCATCGGCATTTTGTATGATGCCCACATAGTCGTTTCCACCGTATACCAAGTATGTCAGGTAGGGGTATTGATCCAATAGCTGTTGTATATGTTCCACAGATTCCGATAAATATGTTATAAAGACGAGCAAAATGATTACTGTCAAACTATTTAGTTATCCAAATTCAGTCGAAGTTCAAATATTCGACTCCAATATATTCACGACAAGGAACCGCCAAGTGTACAGCCGCCCCATCAAAGTTTATCAGGGAATCGACAATCCCATACAGGTAATAGTTAAAAATCAGGATCAGAAGAAGGTCAATCTCACTGGTTACGTCATGCAGGCCAGTATACAGGATCCTGTCAACCAACTCACTGTGGAAACCTACGCTGTGACATTTGCCAATATTGCAGCAGGACAGGGCAATTTCACCATTGATAAAGGCACAATAAATTCATTGGAACAACGTTTTTACAAACTGACATTTAAAACAATCAAAACATCAGATAACACAGAACAGCCTGTTTACGTAGACGATAATTATTCTGCCCCATTGGAGTTGGAAATATTACCAGCTTACTATGCTGAAACCATAGCTGAACAATCTGAAGTGATAATTGATGGCGGAACACTATGACCATATACGCAAATGTAGGCCACATACTATTAAAGCGTGGCAATACCATACAAAGCACAGCATACACAGGCCCATTGGGTGAACTTACAT